GTGTGTCTAAGTCTTCTAAACTTTTTCCTTCTATAATTTGCCATAGGTACTGAATCCTAAAGTAGTTAATAATACTATCAACTATATTAGTCCAGAAACTTCCTGACGGTACACCTTTGTTAGCGGTATATATATTTCCATCTGGTCCTACAACTTTCTTGTAAATGAACAACTCCTTCATTAAATGAAATGTATCCTTACTCTCTTGAGTTGGGAAATCCATTACTGATTCAATGACGTCGAATGCTAGTCTGATTTCAAATCTACTGCAAGTAGCGTCGAAACGACTCCAATCGTATGTATACAACCAAGTATACTTGTCGTTCAGTTGAGAAATTCGTTCTGCGACAGTAACTAAAGGATCTCCTCCTATATGTATGAAACTGTTCTTTGTGACGAACTGCTCTATGATTGGTTGTGCTGCTAATCCTTCAAGTAGTATATGATGGAATGGCGAGCCCCACACGTTACGAACTTTTAACTTTTCTTGTAAGTTAGTTAATTGTGTTCTAGTGTAACCAATATAGGGTGTACTATTTATGATCGCATCTTCAATACACTCTCCCTTGTCTTGAGCGTCATAATAGTTTAGGGACATCTTCTTCGCGCGTGTTATCGCTTTCCAATGATTATTCTTGGATTCTTTATCCTTGAATGTTCCCTTTTTACCTTGATATCCGTATCCAGCTGAGGATGAACTGACGTACTTCACTTGATCCAAATCTGTTCTTGGACTAAGGGAAATTGCCTTAATGCCAGCTTTCTGCATATTCTGCACCATTTCTGCTTTGATATGGTTAACAATACACATATTCCAAACTTTTTGTTCTGGTTCGGACGTGTTGTACCCTAGCAACGATTTCAGGTGGAAATCTCTCGTATAGTAACTTCTGGAATAATCTTTAAGATATGTATCCAAACAGTCAGGGTCTATTGATTTAAGCACATTAAGTGCAAAATCATCTGTATACGTTACACGTTCCTCTCGGGAAAACGCATAATGCTTATTTTCTCCAATGATTAACATTGGTCCTTTCTTAAACTGGTTAATTGTTGCGGTTAACATATTATCAGTAAGTGTAGAATTTTTTTTAAAACTTAAGCTCCTTTAACTGAGATTATTCATAAT